CGGAGGAACACGCTTTTAGAGATGAAACAAAAAACAGTATATTTAACTTAGTTAAAATATATGAACAAATAGATTATAACGAAGACTTAGCTAATTCAGCGGTAGTTACAACAGGTAGTTTTTCTTGGGAAAACGGTATAAAAGAAAGCAAAGTTAAATTTACACCAAATCCAAACGGAAGATTTAAAGTCAGTTGGATACCATCGGCTAGTGTTCAGAATAATCAATTTATAAAAAATGGTAGAAAATCACCAGGCAACGAACATATAGGTGCTTTTGGTTGTGACAGTTACGATATATCCGGAACAACAGACGGGAGAGGATCTAAAGGCGCTTTGCACGGATTAACTAAGTTTAGTTTAGAAGATCATCCGCCTAATGCTTTCTTTTTAGAATATGTAGCAAGACCCCAAACAGCTGAAATGTTTTTTGAAGATGTGCTAATGGCTTGCGTATTTTACGGCATGCCTCTGCTGTGTGAGAATAATAAACCGCGTCTATTATATTATTTTAAAAGAAGAGGATACAGAGGGTATTCAATGAATAGACCAGACAAGATATGGAATAAGCTATCTGTGGCAGAAAAAGAAATAGGTGGTATACCTAATTCAAGTGAAGACATAAAACAAGCACACGCTGCAGCTATAGAATCATATATAGACCAATACATAGGATTAAAATCAGACGGCCAATATGGCAATATGTATTTTAACGAAACCTTAAACGATTGGGCTAAATTCGATATAAATAAAAGAACAAAGTTTGATGCAGCTATAAGTTCAGGTTTAGCTATAATGGCTTGTAATAAAAATTTATATAAGCCGGTTCCACAAATGCAAAAAAGAAAGTTAAATTTAAAAATAGCTAAATACACCAATAGCGGTGCATTTTCGAAATTAATAGAAAAATAAATATATGGCTGAGTCAGTTGTAAAATCTTATTTTCCGAGTCAAGTAGCAAGCGATGAAGAAAAAATGTCATTAGAATATGGCAAGAAAATCGGTAATGCTATTGAAAGCGAGTGGTTCTCTTCGGATAACGGTATTGGTAGATTCAGAAGTAATCAAAACACTTTTCATAACTTAAGGTTATATGCAAGAGGTGAACAACCTGTGCAAAAATATAAAGATGAACTATCTATAAACGGGGATTTATCTTATCTTAATTTAGATTGGAAACCTGTGCCAGTGGTTCCTAAGTTTGTTGATATTGTTGTTAACGGAATATCTGAAAGATCATTTGATGTTAAAGCTTATTCTCAAGATCCATTTGGCGTTGAGAAAAGAACTAAATATATGGAGTCTCTAATAAGAGACATGGAAACCAAAGATCTGAATGAATTTGTAAGAAAAGAATTTGGAGTTAATTTGTTTGAAAATGCTCCTGACGTTGTGCCTAGAAATCAAGAAGAGCTAGAGGTACACATGCAACTTACTTATAAACAGCAAGTTGAAATAGCTGAAGAGCAAGCTATAAATGTATTACTAGAGGGTAATAAATACGACTTAACCAAAAGACGATGTAATTACGACTTAACTACCATAGGTATAGGTGCTGTTAAAAATACATTTAGCAAATCAGAAGGGGTAGTCGTGGACTATGTAGATCCTACTAACTTAGTATGGTCGTATACCGATTCACCGTATTTTGACGATATATATTATGTAGGTGAAGTTAAGAGTGTGCATATAAATGAATTAAAAAAGCAATTCCCTTATTTAACAAACGAAGACCTTGGTCAATTATCTCAGCAATCGTACAAAGCAAATGGCTTTTATGACAGAACTTTGAATAATGATAATGGCGATGATGCTAACACTGTGCAGGTATTGTACTTTAATTACAAGACTTATACAAATGAAGTATACAAAGTAAAAGAGCTGGCAACAGGAGCGTCTAAAATAATACCTAAAGACGATCAGTTTAATCCACCTGAAAAAATAATGCAGGATCATAAGATTGAAAAGATATCTCAGTCTTTAGAAGTTTTATACGAAGGGGTTAAAGTTTTAGGAGGTAGAGTCCTTAAATGGGAGTTAGCTACTAATATGATAAGACCTAAAAGCGATTATACTAAAGTAAAAATGAATTACAGTATAGTTGCTCCTAGAATGTATAAAGGGCGTATTGAAAGTTTAGTTTCAAGAATAACAGGGTTTGCGGATATGATTCAGCTTACTCACTTGAAATTACAGCAAGTGATGTCTAGGATGGTTCCAGATGGAGTTTATTTAGACGCAGATGGTTTAGCTGAAATTGATTTAGGCAACGGCACAAACTACAATCCGCAAGAAGCATTAAATATGTTTTTTCAAACTGGATCGGTAATTGGTAGAAGCTTCACTCAAGAGGGTGATATGAATCCAGGTAAAGTTCCTATTCAGGAAATACAATCAGGATCTGGCGGGGCAAAACTACAAAGCTTAATAACCACATACAATTATTATTTACAAATGATAAGAGATGTGACGGGGCTTAATGAAGCAAGAGACGGTAGCACACCAGACGCAAGAGCATTGGTAGGCGTGCAGAAAATGGCAGCTGCTAACTCAAACACAGCAACAAGACATATATTAAACGGAAGTTTATTTATAACCGCAGATTTATGCGAAGGATTATCATTAAGAATATCTGATATTATAGAATACTCGCCCACAAGACAAGCGTTCATACATAAGATAGGTAATCAGAATGTAGCTGTGCTGCAAGAAATGTCAGACTTATATTTGTATGATTTTGGTATATTCATACAGCTTTCGCCTGACGAAGAGGAAAAAGCAATGCTCGAAAACAATATACAAGTAGCTGTTCAAGCCGGTATGATTGATTTATCAGACGCTATAGATCTTAGAGAAATAAAGAATCTTAAATTAGCTAATCAATTGCTAAAAATAAGAAGAGATCAAAAACAAAAGAAAGATCAAAAGATACAACAAGAAAATATTCAAGCGCAGGCACAAGCAAATGCTCAGGCCCAGCAGGTAGCTGCTCAAGCAGAAGTACAGAAAAGCCAAGCGCTCATGCAGCAAAAAATAAGTCTAGAGCAAGCTAAAGCCGAGATAGATACTCAAAAATTAATGCAAGAAGCAGCTTTGAAAAAAGAACTTATGCAGTTAGAGTTTCAAATGAATATGCAGCTTAAAGGCTTGGAAGTATCTGGTAAAAAGTCCGAGATAAAAGAAAAAGAAGATAGAAAAGATGACCGAACAAAAATCCAGGCTTCACAACAAAGTGAATTAATAAACCAAAGAAAAAACGATTTACCTCCTAAAAACTTCGAATCCGCAGGAAACGACATACTTAGTGGAGATTTCGGCTTAGGTAACTTTGATCCTAAGTAATAATAATAGTAATAATTATATAATATTTTATCATGTCAGAAGAACTAGAAAACAAAACCGCCACTGAAGAAGTGGTGGAGCAGAGTCCTGTTGGACCAATGACCGTTGATGACGGCGTAATTAAAGTAAACTTAGCCGAGCTAAATAAACCTACTGAAGAAACTCCAGCTGAACAAGAACCAGTAAGCGAGGAGGCTCCTGTTGAACAGATTAATGAAGAGGTTAAGGAAGTTGAGGAAGTTACAGAAACAATTGAGCAGCCTATTATTCAGGAAATAACCGAAGAAGAGGTTGTAGAGCAAACTGAAGAGCTTGAAGATCAAGTAGAACAAGCTTTAATAGAAGCTGATGCGGGTATTGAATTGCCTGAGAACATACAAAAAGTAGTTGAGTTTATGAATGAAACAGGCGGTAGCTTGTCAGATTATGTTAAACTTAATACAGATTATACGTCTTTAAGTGAAACGCAGCTTCTTAGAGAGTACTACGAAACAACAAAGCCTCACCTGGACTCTGAAGAAATAAGCTTCCTAATGGAAGATACTTTTTCTTATGACCAAGAGTTAGATGAGGAGAGAGATGTTCGAAAAAAGCAGATTGCTCACAAAGAGGAATTAGCTAAAGCTAAAAATTACTTAGACGGATTAAAGACTAAGTATTACGAAGAAATTAAAGCAGGGTCTAGATTGAACCCTGAACAAAAGAAAGCGGTTGAATTCTTTAACCGATATACAAAAGAAAATGAGGAAGCTAGCAAATTAGCAGAGGCACAGGTGTCTACATTTAAAACAAAGACTCAAAAATTATTTTCAAAAGATTTCAAAGGTTTTGATTTCGCTGTTGGAGATAAAAAATTTAGGTACAACGTTAATGATGTAGAATCTGTTAAGAGTAATCAAAGCGACATTAATAATTTTGTCAAGAAGTTCTTGAATGATAAAAATGAAATGTCTGACGCTGGTGGTTACCATAAGTCTCTATTTACAGCTATGAACGCTGACAAGATTGCTAATCACTTTTATGAGCAAGGCAAAGCTGATGCAATGAAAGATTCCATATCAAAAGCTAAGAACATCGATATGAGTCCTAGAGGGGCTCACCAAGAAGTCGATGCTCCTAACGGTTGGAAGGTTAGATCAGTCCCAAGCGGAAAAACTGCTTCTTCGTTTAAAATTAGAAAACGAAAATAATAACCATTAAAAAAATAATAAAATGGCAGGAGAATTTAAGGGTAGCGCAGGAGCATTAGCTCACTTGACGCCACGCCCAACACAAACTTTATTTAATGATAACTATTTATCATTGAATGACATGAAATTTACACAACAATTCTTACCAGAAGTGTATGAAAAAGAAGTAGAGAGATACGGAAACCGTACTATCTCTGGATTCTTAAGAATGGTAGGAGCAGAAATGCCTATGGCTTCTGATACAGTAGTATGGTCTGAACAAGGACGTTTACACGTTGCTTATGATGACGTAGAAGTTACAGCTACATCTGTAATTATACCAGCAGGCCCTAATAATACTAACAAAAACCTTATTGGAGCAGGAGCTACTATTGTAGTTGCTAATGAAGCAGGTACTAAGGTTGAAAAAGCTTATGTAAAATCTGTAGCTACAGCTGGAAACGGTATAGCAACATTAACAGTAGCAGGTTACAAAGGAGCTTTAACTCCAGTAGCTGCAGGAAAAGGAAAAGTATTTGTATACGGTTCTGAATATGGAAAAGGATCTTCTAACGCGGGGACTTCTATAGATGCTGCTTTCGAGCAATTTAATAATAAGCCAATTATCCTTAGAGATAAGTACAATGTAAATGGTTCTGATACTGCTCAAATTGGGTGGGTAGAAGTAACTACTGAGATTGGAACATCAGGATATCTATGGTACTTGAAATCAGAGCACGAAGCTCGTATCCGTTTCGAAGACCAATTAGAAATGGCTATGATTGAAGCTGAAAAAGCAACTGTAACAATCAACACTGACCCAGCAAATGATTTTGGTGGTGGTAACACTATCACAGGTTCTGATGGACTTTTCTCTGCTATTGAAGCAAGAGGATTAGTTTACGAGGGAGCTAATTTTGGAGACCCTGGTACCGGCGGTGCGCCAAGCCCAGGTTTAGCAGAGTTTGATATTATCTTGAACGAACTAGATAAGCAAGGAGCTATCGAAGAGAACATGATGTTCTTAGATAGAAGCACTGCTTTAAGTATTGACAATATGCTAGCTCAACAAAATACTTATGGAGTAGGAGGAACATCTTATGGTGTATTCGAAAATTCAGAAGATATGGCGTTGAACTTAGGATTCAGTGGATTCCGTAGAGGATCTTATGATTTCTATAAGACTGATTGGAAATACTTAAACGACGCTACAACTCGTGGTTTAGTTGGGGATATCGAAGGTGTTATTGTTCCAGCAGGAACTTCAACAGTTTACGACCAAATGCTAGGACAGAATATTTCAAGACCTTTCTTACACGTACGTTACAGAGCTTCTGAAGCAGACGATAGAAAGATGAAGTCTTGGATCACTGGATCTGTAGGTGGAAACTATACAAGCGACGAAGACGCAATGAATGTTCATTTCTTATCAGAAAGATGTTTATGTGTACAAGCTGCTAACAACTTTGTATTGTTGAAAAAGTAATACTACACTAATGTAATTGTTACCCCTGTTGTATTTACAGGGGTAATTATTACCTTTATAAACTATTTAATTATATTATATCATGGCTAAAAAAGCTAAAGAAGCAGTAGCACCTGTTGAGGTTGCACCTCAAGTTATTACAAAGAAAGAAGCAATAGAAAAACAAATCATAGAAGCTCCAAAAGTTCCTGTGTTTGAATTTAAAGATAGAGTTTATGTTTTAGATGGTGATCGACACCCTATAGTTTACTCTATGCAATCTAAGCACTCTTCAAGAAAACCATTGCTTTATTTTGACAAAGAAGCTGGTTACCAAAGAGAGCTAAGGTATGCTACCAATCAAAAGTCCCCATTCGCAGATGAGCAAAAAGGAAACTCAACACTTGGTAGAATAGTTTTTAGAGACGGTACTTTAACCGTTCCTAAAGAAAATGTTATATTGCAAAAATTTCTTTCTGTATACCATCCTAATAAAGGCATCAAGTATCATGAACATGATCCTGTAGCCATCTCAGAGAACGAGATAAATTGGATTGAATTAGAGTTAGAAGCACTTACAGCGGCTAAGGGAATGAGCACGGATGATGCCGAAGCTATATTAAGAGTAGAGCTAGGCAGTAAGGTTACAACACTTTCTTCAAGCGAACTTAAAAGAGATCTTATGATCTTCGCTAAAAGAAATCCAGCTTTGTTTATAAATTTAGCTACAGATGATAACGTACATTTAAGAAACGTTGGAGCTAAAGCAGTAGAGGCTAAGATAATAACTCTATCCCCTGATCAAAGAACATTTAGTTATGGGGAAACAAATAGAAAATTAATGACTGTTCCTTTTGACGAGCATCCTTATTCAGCATTAGCTGCATATTTTAAGACAGATGAAGGTATGGAAGTTTACAAAGTTATAGTAAATAAACTATAGTAAGTTACTTTATGGTAGTTAAGCTGCTTTAAAGGTGGCTTAACTATTATAAATTAAAAAAATATCACATGGCTGTAAGCATAAACACTGTTTATCAAAGAGTATTAGGAATACTCAATAAAGAACAACGAGGGTATGTTACGCCTCAAGAATTTAATTTGTTCGCGAACCAAGCGCAAATGGATTTGTTTGAGCAATACTTTTATGATATTAATCAATTTGGCAGAATACCAGGGAACTCCACTGAATTTTCTGATATGCTTAAATTGCTTAATGAGAAAATAGCCTTATTTGAGACTAGAGCACCATTAAATTATTTATTTAGCTCTAACGGTACTTTTCAATTACCTTCAGATTTATATAGACTTGGCACGGTTATATACGCTAATTCTACAACTAAAAATATATTAGATCCGAACTTAGGGCCTAATACACCTGTTACAACAACAGAAGATGTAATAGTAGAACGCATAAACCCTAATGAGTTCTTATACATAAACTCCTCTCCTTTAACAAAACCTAAAAATGTACGTCCTATATATATAGCAGACGATAGGGGTATCAAAGTATACGGTGACCAAGAAATACAGTCTGATGTTGTCGCTACGTATATAAAGCAGCCGACTCCAGTGGTTTGGGGTTATCAAATAGTTTTTGATGAGCCTCTTTATGATGCAACCACAACTACTAACTTTGAGTTGCACCCATCAGAGGAAACCGAATTGGTTATAAAAATACTAGAATTATGTGGAATACTTATAAAAGATTTAAGCTTATACCAAGTATTTGACAAAGAAGAGCAAGAAACTATTCAACAACAAAAATCGTAATAAATGGGTTTAATAACAGAAAATAACGAACAGTATTACCTAGGTCCAGATGGTCAATGGAATAGCTGGGATGAAAATTACGGTAATTACCAGTTTATAACTATAAAAGATATAATAAATAATTTTATGATATCTTATGTTGGTGAAGATAAAATAATACCAAGAGTAAAAAGAACGGATGTTATATTCCATGCAATGCGTGGTATTCAAGAATTTAGCTTTGATATATTACCTTCAGTTAAATCGCAAGAGATTGAATTAGGGCCTTCCTTAGGAATGATATTACCTCAAGACTACGTTAACTATGTAAAACTCACGTGGACCGATTCTGTAGGGCTTGAGCATGTTATATATCCAGCCATTAACACTTCTAATCCTAAACCGATACTGCAGGACCACAGATTTCAATATTTGTTTGATGAACAAAATAGAGAGCTACTTACCGCAGAGGAATCAGAAACTAAAAAAAGATTTGACAACGGATCAAAAGGTAGTGATATAAAAAGCATAGGCGCTAATTATGGTCGCAGATACGGGCTAACCCCCTCAAGTGCTCAGTCTAATGGTGTTTTTTACATAGACCAATCTGTTGGTATTATATACTTTGATTCCAGTTTATCTAATAAAATAATCACTTTAAAATACGTTTCTGACGGTGTTAGCAGCAAAGACGAAGACATAACACTACATAAGTTTGCGGAAGAGGCTATGTATAAACATATAGCTCATTCTCTTCTTTCAACAAGAACCAATGTGCCTGAATATATGGTAGCTAGATTCAAAAAAGAAAAAGCAGCCGCAAAAAGAAACGCGAAATTAAGACTATCAAATATAAAAATAGAAGAGATTGCTCAGGTTATGCGTAATAAGTCTAAGCAAATAAAACACTAATATATGCCAGAATTTACTCACCTGTTTAACGCGGGTAAAATGAATAAAGACCTTGACGAAAGACTTGTTCCTCAGGGAGAATATCGAGATGCTTTAAATCTAGATTTAGCAAACTCAGAGAATGGCAACAGTGGTTCATTGCAGAATGTAGAGGGCAATACTCAGTTAAGAAAAAATAATAAAAATCTGCCGTGGGTTAGCAACTATATAGATCAGCTTGACAACGCTAAATGTATAGGTGTATACAGAAACGATATAAATGAAAAAATATATTGGTTTATAGCTGCTCCAACTCATGGGACTGGAAAATTTGGCATAAGTGCAATAGCTGAATATAATCAGGTAAGCGGCACAATATCACCAGTGCTGGTAGATACTAAAGGTATATTAAAGTTTAATGAAACTTACCTTATAACAGGTATAAATATAATTGATAAATTTTTATTTTGGACAGATAATCAAACTGAACCAAAAAAAATAAATATTGATAAATTTAAAACAGGCTCTGTTAATTTTGTTACGCACACTAAAATACCTATATACAATCAGGAAGCTGAAGTGTATCAATCTAATATAATTGGTCAACCGGATTTTTTAGAAGAAGATATTACTGTAATTAAAAAATCACCATTAAACCCTCCTATTTTAGATATGGGAGCAAGTAAGTTTGGAGCAGATATTCCTGGTACTGGTGTAGATTACTTAAGAACAGAGTATGGTGTTAATGAGCAGCAAAACTTTACTTATAGAGCTGACCTTACTCAAGATCCTCCGTCGCAACCAATACCAATAGATACTTATGGGCAGTATTTAGCGAACATCGCAGGTGACCCAGATTATTATGCAAATAGTTCTTTAGGGGCTAATTGGAATGGAGAAATAACTTTTGATATATTAGCTCCACCTAGTTATGGAATAGTAGACGGACAAGCTGTTTGGCAGGATGGTGATGTACTTTCGCTTAGAGCTTCTTATATAGATGACTTTAATAATCAATATGAATACCAAGCTAGATTTTTAATAGTTACAAATGGAGTTAATGGTGATTCTATAACAGTTAGAATACAATCCATCTCAAGTGACGTTAACAGGTTTTTTAACGAAGACGGGGATGATCTGCTTATTGCATGGGAAGTTATATTAGAAGAAAAGACTCCCTTGTTTGAATACAATTTTCCTAGATTCGCTTATAGATGGAAGTACATTGATAACGAGTATTCTTGTTTTTCTCCTTTCTCAGAAGTTGCTTTTATACCTAATAAGTTCAAGTATATTTCATCAGATGGTTATAATATTGGTATGACTAACAATATAAGGAAATTAATTGTATCAGATTTTTCGTGGGGAAGTGAAGAGGTTATTGAATTAGATATATTATATAAAGCAGATGACAGTAATGCTGTTTACGTTGTAGACACTATAAAAAGAAATGATTCCACTCTATTAACTGGTAATTTAGTTGATTATTTTGAAATTAAAAATGAGTTAATAGGCTCTATTGTTGAGTCTAATCAATTACTAAGACCATGGGATAACGTGCCTTTAAAAGCAAAAGCACAAGAAATTATAGGCAATAGAATAGTTTATGGAAACTATCTGCAAAATTACACCGTTGGATCAATCAGATTAGATACGCAAATACTATCCAGCCCTCATCCATCAAGAGTGCCTGAGTACTTAGTACCGGGCTCGGAAAGTCAGTATACAAATAATCAATTTACAGGAGATGCAGAGCCGTCGTTGAAATCAATAAGAACTTATCAAGTTGGTGTTGTTTATAAGGATGAATTTGGAAGAGAAACACCTGTTTTTTCTAGTCAGAACTCATCGACCTACATAGATATATCTGAATCTTGCGAAGTTACAAAATTAGCTACCAAGATATTTACTGCTCCTCCGCCATTTGCTACGCATTATAAGTATTTTGTAAAAGAAACATCAACTCCTTATTATAACTTGGCTTTGGACAGGTTCTATCCTGCAGAGGATGGTAATATATGGTTGTCATTTCCTTCTTCTGAAAGAAATAAATTAGACGAGGAGACTTATTTAATACTAAAAAAACAGCATGACAATTCAGAACCAGTAAAAGATCTTAATAGATATAAAATTTTAGCTATAGAAAACGAAGCGCCTGATTTTGTTTCTAATTTTAAGAAGACTTTATTTTCAGGTACGGTTAAATTACTTACTGAAGCAGGCCCTGGTTTTCTTACTGTAAGAGTAGAGGGACCAAGTCTTCAGTCAAATCCAAATTTTGGAAATAACTTAAGCTCTGCTAATCAAGTTATATTTGAAAAAGGAGGTTTTGAAACTAACGCTTATGGAATAGAAAAAGCAGGTAGCGCTTATAATTCCGCAGGCGGTAACAATCCTGTAATTTATTCTATAAAGTTAAAAGACCCATTAGCTGGCGATGCTTCTTGGATGGAAAACTTATCTACTGGGGACAATATAGATATAACTATATTTATAGAGGAGCCAAAAAGTCTCCCTGAGTTTGAAGGTAGATTTTTTGCTAAAATAAACAGAGATTTTGCATTTGACGAAAATATAATTAAAACTTTTTCCGCTTTACAAAAAAGATATGTTGTTTTAGATGAAATAAAACCGTTTTTAAGAACAGCTGAAGGTGAAACAAATGTTAATAACTTCAAGTATTTTTGGCTTGACACAGGGAACAGGCATGACAACGACTGCTTTCCATGTGAGTGTGCTTCTAATTGGTCTCAATATCAATCGCAAGGGCCAGGAGCGTGGGGTGGAGTTGGAACCAGCTTAAACACCATAATACGAGAGAACTACAAACCTCCTATGCAATACAACCAATGGTTTGGCTATTCTTTTGTAGGTCAACTAAGCGGGTATATAGATGATTTTAGTGGCACGGCACAAGGTGGTTTTGGCCAAATGGGAGGAGCTTACTTTGACGCGGGATCTTATATAAGATTTGTTAATAATTCTACTGGAGATTACAGTAAGGTTTATCAAATACAAGAAGCTTACCAGCAAGGAAGGCTTGGGGGTAGGGAAGCGTGCGCTGGAGTTTGTTGTGGGGGTGGTTTAGATAACCAAGCCCAGGACCAGCGTGTTGCTTTTGTTGCTAAGTTGAATGAAACATTAAAGGAAGATTGGTTTCCATCTTCTAACGGGGACACAGGCACACTAATATCTAGTGATATTTCTATGCAAATAGTTACTGATGTTTATGATGGTGACAATAAAATACTTACATCTACTAACCCTGCAGTTTTTGAAACAGAGCCAAAAGAGACTGCTGATCTTGATTTATATTACGAAGCTAGTAAGTCCTTTGAAATAGCTCAGCATGGGCTTAATTATGACCCTATAGATTGGTATAATGTATATTCTTTTGGAAACGGAGCAGAATCAAATAGAGTTAGAGATGATTTTAATGCTAAAACCATAAACAAAGGGGTAAAAGTTTCAACGGTACTTGACGAGCCATACGCTTTAGAACATAGAGGTAGTGGATTTATATATTCTCAATTATATAACTCAACCTCCGGTATCAATAGATTGAATCAATTTATACAAGCGGAAAAAATAACTAAAGATTTAAACCCCACCTACGGTACAATTCAAAAGCTACACGCTAGAGATACTGACTTAATAGCACTTTGCGAGGATAAATGCTTTAGAGTATTAGCCAATAAAGATGCTTTATACAATGCTGACGGAAATGTTAACTTAACAGGTAACAATGCCGTTTTAGGACAAACTATTCCTTACGTTGGTGATTACGGAATATCAAAAAATCCAGAATCATTTGCATCTTATGCTTTTAGAAGTTACTTTACCGATAAAAACAGAGGAGCGGTGATAAGATTATCTAGGGACGGTATAACCGTTATATCAGAGCAAGGAATGAATGATTTCTTTTCTGACAATTTATCATCATCTACAAAAATAATAGGATCTTACGACGAAGACAAGGGTTTATATAATGTAACTCTTAATTCGCTAACTCCTTACTGGAGAAAGCATCTTAGTGTAGATAAAGATTATAATTTAACCGCAGAGTGCCCTACTAGTGATTCTCCTGCAGAAGAGAACTTAATATTAGAAACTACTGTTTCTTTTGACGAACAAGTTAAAGGCTGGACTAGTAGAAAAAGCTTTATACCTGAGGGTGGAGTTTCTTTAAACAATACTTATTACACTTTCAAGAACGCATTAATCTGGGAGCATGGGTTAAATGATACTTATAATAACTTTTATGGCGATCAATATTTTAGTACAGTAAATCTATTAATTAACGATTCCCCTCAAGCGGTAAAGGGTTATACTGCTTTAAACTATTCGGGTTCAGCCTCTAGGGAGTTAGAGTACGAATACAATAACAACTGGTATTCAATAGCTGAGGTTAACGCAGGTTCTTTCGTTCCTGGATTTGTTCAAGTAAAAAGAGAAGGTTGGTACAGTAATTTTATAAGAACAAATTTAGAATCAGGTGAAATAAAAGAATTTGAAAATAAAGAAGGTAAATACTTTAATCATATAAAGGCATTAGAAGTATGCAAAAAGGGGAAGGGTATAGGTACTGGAACTATTGACCCTGTGGAGCAAGATTACATACTTACCTCTGGATTAAGCTGCGAAGGTCTTGGGCAAGACTGCGAAGCTGACCCTGTGCCAGACACGCTTATTGATGGGTGGTGGCAATGGAACACCAAGGGTCTTTCTAGTTCAATATTAAATGAATCACAAGCCTCCAGTGCTAAATGTATTATAGAAGACTTTCACTTATGGTTAGCTGGGAATTACTCTGAAATAAGCTCAATTAATTATGACCAGTTTAAGTATATATTTGAAGAAGGGTTAACTGTCGGAACTCAATTATATGATAAAGACACTTTAGAACCCATAAGCGAACCAGGTACTTATTTATTTATAAGCAACACTGCTGGTCCTCTTCCGGATGCCCCCGCCTTAGACCCTTCTAACCCCGCAACAGTTCCTAATGCTTATATGATCGTTATGGTTACGCCGGATGGAATTATTCAATCTATGGACCAATACAACACATTACCGCCTTGCGACGAGGATCCTGATGTGGGCCCTATGAATTTATTTAGAGGGTACTACAATAATGTTCAAAGCTACGTTATGTCTGGAGGAATTACATCTGCAATATGCGGTATGAGGGATTCTATAACTACTTGGACAAATTCACCTTTAGAGATTTGTGGACCACTCAGCGACCCGCCTCCTAATTGTAAAGGTAGAGGCACTTTCAGCAAAGGGGTGTATTGGTATAGCTCTCAATCTGCTGACTTACAAGAAGGTGTTACTATATACACTTACAATTCAGCACAAGAAGTATATACGCCTTACGCTAATACAACTGCAATGTGGAAAAGCCCCAATGGAGGAACTTCAGTTGCTTATGTCCAAGCTTTATGGGATGATTTATCTTTGTTTGGGGATGAGTGGTATTTTATTGAAACAGATGAGAATGGTACTATAACGACAATGACACAAGTAAACACTATAGAAGATCCAACATGCTAACACCCAATAACAATTACACAATAACATCGGTAGAGTATATAATACCAGAGAACTCTGTTATTACGGAGGCAATAGGGCAAGCCTACATGGAACTATTAATTGTACCAGATACAGGTTACACCGTAGATGCGACTAGTTTTAGTTTAGCAACGCCACCTAATGCAACTTATGTATCCAGTGTTGTTTTTACCCAAGCAGGAGCTAACGTATTAGTCATTATTAACTTAGTTCCTTCTGCTGTCATGCCTGCTGGCAATTTATATTTAGGTATATGTATCAGCGGAAGAGCATGCCAGATTGATTCGGGTATTAATGGAATATATAACACCGATGTAGAACCTCAAATAACCCCTTCTAGCGAGTCTAACGTGCCTTATAGCGCTTCTGGTGAAGTTGGGGACTTGGTTACTTTATTTTCTAAAACATTTACGGCTAGTTCTAATTTTTATATAATAGGAGCAGATGTTGCTTTAACGCAAGGTAACGCTGCTAATTATTCTTTTGAAGAAAATCCTCAATTTAACTCACAGGGATTAATGACTAGTATTACCTATGTGGTTAAGTATTTGTTTACCGCTCAAAGCTATTCAGATGATGTTATAGACTTTACTTTGCGATCAAAATTATTACCTCTAGTTCAACCTATAGTAATATCAAGTTACTCTGAATTACCTAATTTTGTGCAGGCTACTGGTGAAAATAAAGCTTTTACTGTTTTTGGCCAAGAGGGAGCTGTGTATAGCATCTCAATGTCTAATGGTATTGATACTATAAATATAGCTCAAAACGACTCTATGGTTAGTAGCGGCCAAAGAACTTATATTATAGAATTTCCAGTTTGGTCAGGGAGCGGATATACAGAGTGGGAGATTTTATTAACAGGAGATTTAGCAAGTCCATTTTCCCAACCTTTACCAATTATCGTAAGACAATACGCAGACATTGAATTAACAGTTACTGGAGCTTCTACAAATCCAAATATATCTTATAACTCATTGCAAACATTCTCCGTGCCTGCATTTCAAATTACTAATCCTCCTGTGTTTGCTACAAACATAGACGCTACTATTGACATTGCTCCTTCAGAAAACATATCGATTACCCCTTTTGCATTGGGTAAATTTAGAGAAGAAATAGCCGTAAACGGCTCATTTGACGGACCCGCTACAAACGCTTCTGTTTTAAATTTTATTACATTATCAGAAAATTATGGTAACCTGCAGGTTGGAGACAGATTTAATTTTTCAGCTTATGATCCATTAAGCAATAGTACCAATCAAGCTCCATTTAATTATACTGTAACATCGATAACCGGCAGTCTTCCTAATTTAAGTGTAGGTATAACACCTCCGCTGACTACCACAGCTGATGGGGGTACAGTTTCGTTTTTTAGAACAAGTGGTAACGTAAGCAATGGGCCCACTGCGATTACAATGACACAGATAAGTCCAACCAGTATTTCTCTACATTATAACTTTATTTTAAATAGATCTGGAGATGCTGATGCTACGTTTACTTTTGACTTAGATGATATAGTTACAGTGGTGCCTGCGTTGTTTGGGCCATTTATTTTAAATTACAATTCTAAATTTAGTGTAACGGATGCATGTTGTGGTCAAACCACGACTATCGTCTATTTAAACACCACCTCTTTATCTACAGCAACAGAGATGTATTTGAATGTACCAGGTAATCCGCCAGCAACACTTAGCGGAACATATTCCGATGGTAGCATTTACAGAAATTACGATGGACAAACAGGATTGTTCCTTACTCCTGCGATTAATTGTCCAGGTTGCTCACAATCTTTATTCTTGTGTTACGCCGCTAAATCAGCTGATGATCTTTGCTGTGGCAATGCTACAACGGTTCAAGTATGGGTTGCACAGGGAGAAACTTTTTTAAATAATTCAGGATTATACCAAGATGCATCTTTAACTACCGCTGCTCCAAACGGATTCTATAGCGACAATACCTGCTTTAACATAATACCTTAATATAATGGCACAAAACAACACATATAGACAGCAAACCTCTATTGGTTTAGGAGGTGAGACAGCTTGCCCTCAATGCGGCACAAACCCACCAGCGTTTTTTTCATACAAAGTGGACATGTGCAACAACGCAGGTCAATTTTATGTTTCACAATCCGATGCTTTTTTTGGAAGCAACCAAGTAATAAATTCTAACACTTACTCTATAGGTCAAGTTGTTTGGGTAACAGCCGGTGCTACCAGCCCTAGACTCTGCGCGGAAATAATCGACATAAATGTAGATGAGGAACCTGGTTTGTATATTGACATACAAGGCGGGCCGTGGTCTCAATGCAATCAATGTATTGACTCTAATCAAAACCCTTAAATATGATTGATATAAATATTACATTTAGCACAAGCTCTGTACCCAACGGAATGCAAGTACAGGACATAATATGGTATGTAGACGGCGCAAGCGGCTCCGAAATACAAGTTGGGCCTATAGTATCAATAACCATAGATCCAAACGGTGATTTAACTTATGTTTTGGTTTCGGCACCTCCAGGTGTAGCTCCACCTTCTTCGGGTGACTTTATATTCTACGTAAAAAACCCCATAGTAGAAGTTAGTTCTTTAAAAGGGTATTTTGCGGAAACACAATTTATAAATAAATCTACAGAGTATGCTGAGTTATTTGCTGTTGCTAGTGAGGTATTTGAGAGTAGCAAATAATACGTAATAATAAAACTATAAAAACTTAATATAATGGTAGGACAAATAGTAGGAGGATTAACTGGTATAGCCAGTGGTATCATCGGTTCTAAAAAAAGAAAAGAAGAACAAAGAGCAGCCCAAGCTGAGTTTAATAGAAACAAAGCTAAATTTGAAATGCAAGACACTTCAAATGTATATACAAATATGCAAAACACGATGGAAGATCTAACCGTGAATCAAGAACAGGCTCAATTTCAAGCAGAACAAGCTAATCAAGGACTAGTTAACATAATGGGTAATCTTCAAGGGGCCGCGGGTGGTTCTGGTATTGCTGCATTAGCTCAGTCCTTAGCTGGACAACAAAGTCAGCAAGTAAGACAAGCTTCTATGGATATAGGGAGGCAAGAGCAATCTAATCAAATGGCTGAGCGACAACAAGCAGCTAACTTACAGTTATACGAAAAGAAAGGAGAATTAATATCAAGAGATGCAGAAAATGAAAAACAATCTACATTATTGGGCATGTCTCAGCAAAGACTAGGCGCGGCAAACAAGGCTAGGCAAGACGCAACAAACGCAATAGTAGGCGGAATAGGCGGTGTGGTAGGAGGCGCTGCGGGAATAATTGGTGGTATGCCAAGTATGCAAGGTACTCCTTTAGGGGATATCTTGAATTCCTAATAAAATATAAATTATGGCAAATAAATCATTAATTGATGGAGCTGCTCTTGTAGGAGCAAGTAAACAATCAACCTGGGGACAAGCTTTTCAAGAGGGGTTAAACAACAGTTTAGCAGCAGGGGCTCAAAGCAGGGCTGTAAGGCAAGCAAAAAAAGCTCAAATAAATAACAAGGTTGCAAACTACATAGACACTTTAAATTCAGAGTTTGATGTTACTCAATTAACTCCTACTCAGCAAAGCTCAGTAAAAAATTACTTAGTAGAACAAAAAAGAATATATGCGGATACGGCTATGAGAGTAGCCAAACTTGATGCGGATAACCCTATGTACATGGAAGGAGTTAGCCAGTTGAATAGTATTAAATCTAACTTTACCAACCTAGCGTCAGAGCTAAATGCTTTTAAAGAAGACAAGCTAAATTATGTTAAAGATTTTGATAATGGTACATTGTCTGAAGGCAACAAGATAGGAACGTTAAGCGATGCTTCAGGTATATACACGGGCGAAAGCACAATGAGCATTGGTCAAGGTGGTGGTATAAACTTTTGGAACGAAGAAAACGGAGAGTTTAAATCTTATAGACAAACAAAGAAACCGTTCTTAAAAGACTTTGGGGCTGCTGACAGTATAATGAAGATAAACGAAAACGTATATAATTCAGGAAAAGTTTTACAAGGTGCTAGAAAAAACATGGTACGCCAGCAGGTTAGTCAACTTATAGATAAAGGTGGTAGAAATAGTTTATTATCGTTGGCATCAGATGACTTTGTTGTTCAAGGTGGATTGAATTTAGAAGACCCGTCTTTGTTTGAACCAGAGAATGAAGCTTTACTAAAAGATGCTGTTCTTAATAGTTACATGAACGCTTTTACAGAATCCTCTATACAAGGGGCAAATGATAAAAGACCAGCCAGCAGAAGAGGTGGTGGCGGATACAGCGGAGCAGTACGCGACGAAATTAATCTAGGAGGGCCTAGAGCACAAGAAGCTTTGCAGTTATCTCAAACGACTTCTGGCGATGCGACAGCTATAGCTAGAACAGCCAACTCTATGGATCCCACTGATAAAAATATAAAATACAAAAGTAGAGCTGAATTTTACCAAGAGTTTATAACTGGGCAGGAGATTAAGGACAGTGAAGAGGCCCGTAAAGAGTTTGCAGACATGTATGGTAACTCTGAACTGTTTAGGTACAATTACAGCAACCCCTCTTATTCTAGAGGTATATCTGTAGATGTAAACGACCCTCAATCTATTTATAGGTTTTATATACAAAACTCAGATTTTGGTGGTAAAGCAGAAAACCACTTTATAAATAATTACCCGTCTGGGAACAATACAAATTCTGGATCATTAGATAATCTTTAATTAAATGGAAAAACTATTCGAGGCGCTACAGGCTAGCGGGCAATACACTAAATCTTTTTCGGACTTTCAATCACAATTTGGAAGCCTAGAAGGTCAAGAAAAACTATACGGTGCTTTAAAAGAATCAGGAAGTTACACTAAGTCTATGAACGATTTTACTTCTCAGTTTTTTAATACAGCAGAACCAGTAAAGACAAACGACTCTGCAAGTGCGGATCCAGCTGTGGAGTCAAGCCAAAACGCTACGGGATCACAATCGGAAAAACCTTTATCGGCTTGGCAATCAATTAAAAATTCTTTCTCCAATGTAGGTGAACAGGTTGGGGATGTCTTTGAATTTTGGTTTGATACAAACGAAGAAGAAGGTGGGGGTGCAAGAGCATCTTTAGACATAGCTACTAATACTGTATACGCTGGAATATTCGGGCAAGACAAAGTAGATGAATATGTTAAAAAGCAGGGTAAAGATTCTTGGGCGGCTCAAGGTCTTGGAACTAAAAACACTTTAGAATCTATTGAGAAATATAAGAAAGAACAACTTGAAAGCAAAGACACCCTTGGCATAATTGAAAGCGTAAAAAAAGGAGATGTAAGCGGCGCTCTTGCGGGAGGAGTGAATGCTTTAACCTCTATGATAGGTAGTGTTATTTACGGAGCAGGTACGTTAGGTACTGGGTTTTTTATGGATTATACAGCTGAAAACTTTGTAGAGTACAATAAGTTAAAAGCTGAAAACCTAGGCGTTAGCTTTGATGAACTCGTACAATCAGGAGAAGCAGACAATGCAATACCCGTAGGCATGGGGGTTATTTCTACCGGATTAGAGTTTATTGGGTTAGGAGCGGTTGCCAAAGGAGCTAAAGGAGCCGTAAAAGGAACAGGATCCTCGGGATTAATTGGTATGGGTAGCAAATATCTTGCTCAAAAACTAATATATAATAAAGGAGCTAGAAACACCATGAGGATGTTTTCAACAGGAGCTACTGAGTTTACTACAGAAATATTACAGCATGCCGCCGACAAGGTTAACGTAGAATACGGTAGGGTCGCTGGCACAGACAACGAAGCAGAAGTGTTTAAAACAGTTATAGATGCTGTTACTAGCCAAGAAGGTTTAGAAGCGGGACTTCAAGGATTTATTGGTGGTGGAGGAATGGTTGCAGGTAGTTATTCTGCAAAATCCATGAACACTATAAGAACAGTAGTTGACGGCGATAAAATAGATAAAAATATAAATGAATTATCCTTACTTAGAAAAAAGTTTAATACTACCGATAATAAATTAGTTAAAGAAGGTATTCAGGCACAGATTAATGAAAAAGAATCTGAAATTGCGGACTCAGTTAGAAAAGGCAATGATATATACAATAGCTTAGATGATAAGCAGATCAGTAAAATTGAAAGCTTAACTGACTTAGCGGATGCTGCTGCGTTTAAAACAACGGAGCTTAATAAGCAATTTAGAAGTAACGAAATTAGCGAAAGCCAATACGCTTCAGCTATGGAGGGTTTTAAATCTGAATATGATGGGGCGCGTCAGCAACTTATTGACATGAACCTTGAGCAAAATATAGCCTCCGCAAAAACTATAGCTAAAGAAAAAGGCTTAGAAATGGATGTTTTTACAACAGCTGAGGTTGAGTCTTTAATGAATAGCGATAAAGTAAGTGAGGAAACTAGAAAAACTTACTTTGATAACAAAGACAAAGGATTTGATGTATCTGCTTTTGCTATTGGTAACAAGATAGTTATAGATAAAGATATAGCTAGAAAAACAGGTTCTATTAATGCAGGAATGCACGAGGTACTACACCCAGTACTTAATAAGCTTATTGGTGGCGTAAAAGAGCAAGGTAAAATGGTTCGTCAATTTAGAAAATCGATGACCTCTTCTCAAAGGAATTTTGTTGACGCTAAAATGAAAGAGAGGGGATATACGGGAAAAGCATATAATACAGAATATGTTAATGTATTTTCTGATGCGCTTCGTAAAAAACAAATTAACTACGATAAGACAACATTTGAAAAAATAGGTGATGCTGTAGTGGGTGTTTTTAAACCTGTAGGTTATACCAATATAGGTTTTGAATCCGGTAAAGATGTATACAATTTCATTAAAGAGTTTGACCAAAGTGCCGAACAAGGTAAATTAACATCAAAAGCAGCAGCAGCTCTTAAAGATGTTGACTTAAGCGATGCTGGGTTACAAGATGGAATTGAATTTTCTAAAACCGTAGAGGAGGCTGAGCTTGATTATGAAAATGCACAAAACGCAGACCCAAACGATCCTAGATTTGAAGCTAACTTAGAAGCAGCTGAGGCAGCATTAGACGCTGCAGAGGAAGCTGCGGCAAACCCACAAGCTGTTGTTAAAACTCCCCCAAAGCCAAAAGCTAAGCCAAAAGTTAAAAAAGAAAGACCTGATAAACCAACAAGAACAACAGACTTAGGGCCTAGAGATCCGTTATCCCAAAAAATAATGGACCAGTACAATGTAGGCATGTATGGTATTGAAAGAAAAGAATACACAGCTAGTAAACCTTTACCTGCTCCAGTGGAACGTAAATTAGTACCAATGTTTGAGGGCTATATCAATACTATTGTTCAACAAAAGTTTAAACAATTTGCGCCTGAGGCTTTAGAGTTTCAAGATGCTTTGGCTATACTAAGGGCAGAAGTAATTGCTGCTATCCGTACATACAACCCTGCTAAAAACAAAGATTTAGCTGGTTATGTAAAAAAGATAGTGCAAACTAGACAGTCTTTAATGTTTAAGGAGGCTAACACTGAATTTACATCTAATTTAGATGATGCTAAAGGTGTTGTCGCTACTAAAGATACTCAGTCCATAGATAGAAGTGGTAATGTAGAAAGGGGTCAGCGTACGTTTAATGAGCTAGACATAGTAGATCAGGATTTAATAGATGACATTAAATCTGACTTAGAAAAAGAAATAAGAGTGAGAGTGCAGAAAGGTACTCTATCTGAAACTATATCGGTTAAAAAAGGAAGAGATACTTATATTGTTTCTTGGCTTGAAAACTATGTTAACAAACAATTGTTTAAAAAGCTAATGAAAAAAACAGGGGCCATTACGGGCGTATACCCCAACGCAGTCATCCCAGGAGCTTATATAGACTTTCTAAACGATCCGAATACATTTGACATAGTAACTAAAGCTTTACCAATTAAAAGCATTAAGAAGAGCTACGGTAAGTTATTCCCTACTGAGAAAGTTGGTAGAGAATTAACAGCAGAGGGTAATCCTGTTTTTAGAATCAAACCAATCGATAAGAAAACCTTTTTAACTTATTTTGTAAAGGGGAAAAAGTCTGCGGTATTAGAAAGACAAAAGCAATTATTTAGAGAGATACTTGAGCCATTAGCTAAGCAAATTGTTGCCGACTATGCAACTGCGGAAAACTTAGGCCAATTAAAATCAATACAAGAGTTAGCTCCTGATACTTCTTTAGACGTTCAGGCGGGTATTATAATAGAATCTCAATTAAATGATCTTCAAAGTCAACTTGATAGATACAAAGGCGAAAAAACAGGCTTTGATATTATACAATTTTCTAAAACTGTTACTGTCGAACAAAAACAAAACATATCTAAAGCTTTAAATCCTTTATTAGAAAAACCTTCTAACAACGACTTTAAAACAAAGGTGGTTGAAGATATCATAAAGGGTCTTGATAAAGTAAAAGATTTTAAAGGTCTAGCAGAGCTTGTATGGAATGCTGGCAATGATACTTTAAACAAGAACAGCGTTAGAACATATAGAGCAGAATTATTAAAGCTATTAGCAAACAAGCTAAATTACACAGATACTGTTAAGTTTTTAATAAGCGCTATAAACGAACATCAAAAAGTATATAAGTACCAACAAAAAGTTATTGGGTTTGATTATTCCTTAACAAACTTTAAATCTTCATTCAATAATGTAAAGGGAACCAAAGCGAAAGCGGAGGTTGCAGAGCTTTTTTTAAGGTACATAAGCAGATCTATAAGAACACTTAAGCTTGATGGCATAACAAGAAATGAGCAAGTGTACGATAAAATACTGAAGCCAGTATTAGGCGACCCTGAAAAATATGGATTTACCAAAGAAGTAGATACAGAAAAAAACAGGTCTTATATCCTTAAAGATGGGGTAAGGCTACAAGGTTTAGCTGACGTAACTAACATAAAAGCAGACTTCATTAACAATGTTAAAACTATAAACGAAGAAGCTACAGAGGTTAGAGAGTGGCTACTTAATGAGGCTCAAAAAGCTATATACAATAAGAATGGAGATTCTTTTGTAGGTTTTCTTTCTTTAATAAGTGCAGATCAAAGAGGAGTTATAAGAAAAATGAACTCAGCAGGATTTGCGATGGAGGGGCTATCGGTTAAAGACTCTATACTTGAGCATGAAACCGAAGCTGTTGAGGTGTTTAAAGCATGGAAAGATTTTGTCGATGGAAAAATAGAAAGACCAGAACTAATTAACTTTCTGGAAGGTGCTAAAGTAAACTTAGTGTCTAGGGAATTCGATGCGCTTTTAAGAAAAGTTCAAAAGGAAAAGGGATGGAGAGGTAAAGAAAGATACACCGACCAGCGCGTTAAAGATTTTTTGGAAACTAAAAAAATAATACAGTTTTCTAAAACAAAATATAACTGGGATCCATTTGATATGGCTGATGTGGTTACTATGTCTTTGTTTGGCAAAACTAAAGCATTCAAAAACAAACAAGGATTTCAAAGAACGTATAAGTATTTAACACCTGCTCAGCAAGCAGAAGTTAGAGCTGAGATGAAAAAGCATAAATTGTTGCAATTTAGCAAAACTCTTAACAAAGCTAAAGCTATGGTTAATAGACCTGATGCTACTCAAAAAGGTATTAGCGTTTGGGACTTTGATGACACATTGGCTACAACTAAAAGTAATGTTTTATATACATTGCCAGATGGCACAAAAGGAAAAATAAATGCCACTGAGTTTGCTTTGCAGGCAGATCAGTTAACAGCTAAAGGTGCTTCCTTTGATTTTAGCGAATTTAGTAAGGTTATGCAGGGGGCTAAAGGCCCTATGTTCGACAAAGCAATGGCTCGTAATAAAAAGTTTGGTAACAGCAACGTGTACATTTTAACCGCTCGACCAGCGAATTCAAAATATGCTATACACGAGTTTTTAAAAGGTATTGGCTTAGATATTAAATTAGAGAATATAGTTGGACTAGGCGATGGCACAGCTTTAGCGAAAGCACAATGGGTTATTGATAAAGTAGCTGAAGGATATAACGATTTCTATTTTGCAGATGACGCTTATAAAAATGTTAAAGCGGTGCAAGGGGTTCTTGAAGAGGCCGACGTAAAATCCAAAGTGCATCAGGCAAAGGTTCAATTCTCTAAAAATATAAATAAAGACTTTAACAAAATAATAGAAGATGTTACTGGAATAGGAGCTAACACTAAAATCTTTGAAGCCGCAAGTAAAGTTATAGGTAAAACAAAAGATAAGTTTAAGTTTTTTGTACCTTACTCAGCTGAGGATTTTGTTGGGCTATTGTACCCTTTAATGGGGGAAGGAAAAAAAGGAGACGCTCACGCTGCTTGGTTTAAGAAAGCATTACTAGATCCTTATGCTAAAGGTTATAGAGATTTTGAATCATATAAAGAGAACGCGACGGGGATAGTTAAAGAACTTATTAAAAGCTTTAAAGATGTCCCATCTGGTTTAGAGAAAACAAACTCCACCGGATTTACAAATGAAATGGCGTTAAGGGTTATATTGTGGGCTAAGAATGGTCATGCAATACCTGGTTTATCAAAACAAGAAAGAAGCGACTTAATAAAAGTTGTACAGGGTAATCCTGAGTTGCTAAGATTTGCGAAACAAATACAGGCTACATTAGGTGGCTATCCTGAACCTACTAGTAATTGGTATTCTGGTACTATTACCACTGATGCCATAGGTATGATAAACACAACTAAGAGGGCTGAGTTTTTAGAAGCTTGGCAGCAAAACGCAGATGTAGTATTCTCTAAGGACAACATGAATAAGCTGAGGTTACAATTTGGTGAAAACTACACTGAAGCTCTTGAGGATATACTTTACAGAATGAAGACAGGTCGAAATAGACCTATAGGAGCAAACAAGCTTACTAATAACTTTATGAATTGGGTAAATGACTCTGTGGGTACTATAATGTTCTTTAATACTAGATCAGCTTTATTACAAACATTATCTATTGTAAACTTTGTAAACTGGGGTGATAACAACCCTATAGCTGCAGCAGAGGCTTTTGCAGATCAAGATCAATTTTGGAAAGACTTTAGTATGCTGTTCAACTCTGATTTCTTAAAGCAGAGAAGGTCTGGTTTAAAAAATGACGTAAACGCAGATGACATTGCAAGAGCAGCGGAGACGGCTACTAATAAATATAAAGCCGCTCTCAGCGCAATACTTAAAGCAGGTTTCTTACCTACTCAAATAGCGGATAGTTTCGCTATAGCAATGGGGGGAGCATCGTTTATTAGAAATAGAATAAATAAGTACAAAGAAGACGGTATGTCAGAGGCTTCTGCAAAAGAAAAAGCTTTTTTAGATTTTCAAGAGATAGCAGAAGAAACACAGCAGTCATCCAGACCGGATAGAGTATCTCAACAACAAGCTAGTCCATTAGGGCGTATTATACTGGCTTTTGCAAACACCCCTATGCAATACATGAGATTAACTAAGAAGGCTGTTTTAGATCTTAAAAATGGCCGAGGGGACTATAAGACTAATATAACTAAAATAATATATTACACTACAGTGCAGAATATGATCTTCTCATCTTTGCAATCAGCAATGTTTGCTGCTTTATTTGAAGATGATGACGAAGAAATGATTGAAGATAAGCAATTAAGAGCTGCTAATTCCATGTTAGATTCTTTGCTTAGAGGTACAGGTGTTTACGGAGCTATTGCTTCTACTATAAAAAATATATTATTTGAAATTAATAAGCAATCAAATAAAGACAGACCTGATTATACGCAAGCTGGTTTAAGAATGCTTAGTATATCACCGCCGGTAGATTCTAAAATAAGAAAAGTACTTAGCACAGGTAGAGCTTTTAGTTATAAAACTACTAGAGAAAAAATGAAAGGATTTGGATTAGACAACCCTGCTTACTATGCAGTAGGTCAATCTATCTCTGCTTTTACTAATATACCAGTAGATAGGGTTGTTAGAAAACTAGATAACTTAAGGGTTGTTTTTAGCGATGATACAAAATACTGGCAAAAAGTTGCATTACTATTAGGTTATAGTCAATGGGATTTAGGCTTAGTACAAAAGAAGGAATCTAAAAGTAAATTCGGAGGAACAACTAAATGGAAAAAAAGAGGAACATCTGGTTCTAAATGGAAAAAAAGAAATTAATATGAGCAAACCAATCACAGCAAAAACAAGTAAAGTAGGTGCTACAACTTACTGCAACAAATGCAAAGGAAAGAATTGCAATTGCACACCGTCTTCGCCAGCTACAAAAAAAGACGCTTGCTATAGTAAAGTTAAAAGCAGGTATAAGAAATGGCCATCAGCTTATGCGAGTGGTGCTTTGGTTAAATGTAGAAAAGTTGGCGCTGCTAACTGGGGAAATAAATCTAAGTAGCATGGCATTTAAAATGAAACCATCTCCGTTTAAAAGTCTCAGGCGTTGGTTTGAAGAGGAATGGGAAACCCCAAGCGGTAAAGAAGATTACAGTGATGGAGAAAATACATTTAGACCAACTAAGAAAATAAGCAAAGATACACCGTCAACTTGGAGCGAGTTAACCGCCGCAGAAAAAGCTGCTGCTCAAAAAGAAAAAAATCAAAAAGGGCGCGTAAGCAAATATAAAAAAAAGAAATGAGTCTACAGGAAATTAAGTTATACGCCATAAACGGCAGTACACTAGGGGTTACAACTTTTACGCAAATAGAAGATTGGTTAAAAATAATATTATTAGTAGTAACTATAGGTTACACTATATCTAAATGGTCAAAAGTACGTGAGGAAGATAAATAAAATAATAATACACTGCTCTGCTACAAGAGAAGGCGAAGATATATCCGCTGCTGTCATAGATAGATGGCATCGAGATAGAGGTTGGAGCGGAATAGGGTATCATTATGTTGTGTCCTTAAATGGAAACATTGAATACGGTAGGCCCATAGATAAACAAGGTGCGCATGTTAAGAACCACAATAAAGGATCTATAGGTATTTGTTATATTGGAGGTGTTGAATCAGAACGCGGCTCTAATGGCAAATGGATCGCCAAGGATACTAGAACGCTAGAACAAAAAGAAAGCTTATTAGATTTGATAAAAACACTAAAGAGATTAAACCCAGAGGCTACTGTTCATGGGCATAATGAATTTGCCGCAAAAGCGTGTCCTTGTTTTAATGTTAAAGAAGAATATTGTAACTTATAAAAATAAAAAAATGAAGAAAATAAAATTGTTTATTGACAAATTACAGAATTTATGGAATAGATTAATGTATAGATTGATGTTTCATAATTATAGAGAAAAAGAATAAAAAAAAGGAGGCACCACACCTCCCTTTTTTAACAAACAAACTAACCATCGCACGCAAGACAATCCTCATTCATTGCTTGCTGTGCAATATCTCCACGTAGAACACTTTCTGTTCTCGTATAATATAAAGTCTTTACTCCGTTTTTCCAAGCATCAAAGTGCACTTTATTAAGCCACTTAGGCGTTGCTTCACTAGGGAAAGCGAGATTCAAACTAACCGACTGATCTATGTATTGTTGGCGTATGCCAGCTTGATTTACTAGTTCCAGTTGGTTTATTTCTTTAAAAGTTTTAAAAACTTCTTTAGCTGGTATATCGTGCCCCATAGTAATATCACCAAGCTCATCGATATCCTGAACCGAGCCTCCGTCAGCAAGGATCTTATTCCATATTTCATTAGTATTTAATTTATGTTTTCTTAATAACTTTAAAAGTGTAGGGTTTTTACGTATAAATGTACCTTTAGCAGATTGCTCTGTAAATACATTAGCAGCCCAAGGCTCTATTCCTGGCGAGACATTGCCACCAAGTTTTGAATTACTAACAGTGGGAGCAACAGCACGCAGGTGAGTATTGCGCATACCGCTACCAGCACACCACAAAGGTTCACCATAAGTCTCAGCAAGTGCCATAGAAGCTCTTTCGCTTTCAATCTTAATTTGGCTAAAAATTTTCCTAGTCTCAAACTGAGATAGTAAACCTTCGAAAGGAATACCTTTTTCTTGGAGATACGTATGCCATCCGAGGACCCCCAAGCCCAAGGCCCTTCCTTTTTGAGCTGATCGTATTGCGTTTTCAAATCCTCTAAGTCCTTTTGCTCTTTGAATAAATTCTTCCATAACTCCATCAAGAAACCAGATAGAGTCGTATATAAGATTAGTGTCTTTCCATTCTTCATATTTAGATAAGTTTAATGACGACAAACAGCATACAAAGCTATGATTCTCGTCTGTATGCAACGTTATTTCGCTACATATATTAGTCATGTGAACCTTTAATCCATTATCTTTATATGCTGCTGGATTCGCTTTGTTAACGTTTCCTTTAAATAATAT